ATTAAGATTATATATTACTAATATTTTGTTAGATGAACTAGAGGGTGTAATTGATAATGTTACAGCAGTATCTACATAAGCAGTAGTAGTTGAGTTTGTTCCTGTAGTAGTTGTCATACTTACAACTTGCAACACAGTTCCTGTTGGAATGTTTCCTGTAGTAATTACAGTCCCTGTATTATTTGGTAACGTGATAGTTTGTGTAGCACCATCAGTAGCTTGTATTGTTGTAGCACCAGATGTAGCTCCAGCTAAAATTAATGGCATGATACATGCTCCTTCTTATAATTGTCTACTGCTTGAATTGCTAATTCTTTAGTCATAAATCTTCCTAAAAATATACGTTTATTATCTAGTGTTGTTCTAGCAATAAATGGTCTTGTTCCTTTGCATTTATCAAAATGATACCTTTTTGCCATGTTGATAGAAACAGACTTATTGCAGTTTGGGCAAGTAGTTTTTGTGTATACATAACCAATCATAGCTTTACGTCTTTTTTCTACAGACTCTAGTGTTTGTTTTTTACCAATCTTCTTTTGCTTCATAGACTCAATAGACTCTATGGATTGTGTTTTCCCTAGCATGCCATGTGGTTTATCTTTCATGTATTCAGATAATTTAAATACATTAGACTTTTGTTCTTCTGTATATTTAATACCTTTATTCCAAGAAGGCTTACCTTTTCTTGCAACACTTTGCTTTTGTTTCCATTCTTCTGACCTAGTAAATTTCATGCCTAAAGCACTTGGTGGCATACCTCCACCCTTGGTAATATTCCAACCCATCTTATCTGCTGCTCTTAACTTAGCTTCAATCATTAAGCAATATGTTTCTTCAGCCACTAATACAACTTCTTTTACTAGGTTATCCCATCCATACTTCTTAATTGCACGTTTTAAATGCAAGTTATTTGTGTGTTTAGCATGATTTCTAAAACGTCTTTTCAAATCTTTTGACACACCTATATATCCTTGTGAGAACATATCAGTATGCTCTGGATGATGTATCCAGTAGACTGAACTCATGCTAATTGCTCCTCAGTTGGTTTAGCTAATGTAGGATGTTCCCATTTAGCTATGTAATCTCCACGACCATCAGAGTCGTTTTGTAAAATAATAACAGTTATAAAATCTTTATCTTCTAACTGTGGATATATGGATTTAATTTTTTCATACAGTGTCATTATGCACTCCTAATTAATGATGCTTGAAAATATGACTCTGCTGGATAACCGCCTGTAAAAGTCTGTGTTGATCCTGTTGATTGATAAGCATACGCTTCAATATAGTCAGTAGAACCATTAAAATAAATTACTGCTGAACCAATTGGACATTGACTTACGCTTGCAGTATTTGGTGTTTGACCAAATCTTCTATGTTCACTACCATTTTTATATATAGCCATAATTGATTGTCCACCAGACATACTTCCAGCAGTTAATCTTCCATTTACTTGATAGTATCCAGCTACTGTAGGTGTAAATCGATAGTTTGTTGCATTATCATAATTAGAATTTGTATCCCATTCCTCTGTGTTAAAAGGAACTTTTGTAAACACGCCATTAGATAAACTATAATTATTTGAATTATAAGCACTAAACGCTGGGGCTGCTCCAGATGGCAAAGTAATATTACCAGTATTAAGAGCTAATCCTGTAGATGATATTGTAGCTATATTTGTGCCACCAGATTGTAACTGTAGTGTCCCTGTATTATCAGCAGTGGTTATTACACCACCAGCACCACTTGTTGAAGCATTGATTGAAGCCATCTATTTCTCCTATAATACAACCCAGCGTTGTCCGCTAGGAACTGTAACTGTTACGCCAGAAGCGACTGTGATTGGGCCAACAGACATACCATTGGTGCTTGATGTTAATGTGTAGTTAGCGCTAATCGTTGTTGTGTTCTCATAGATAGATCCACCAGCAGAAGCTCCTCCACCGATAGAACCCCATGCTGTGCCATTGTATCCTTCAAAGCCTGGCGTAGAACTATTGTATCGAATGTATCCAGCTTGAGGAGATGCATCTCGTTGTCCTGTTGTGCCAGCTGGTAACTGAGCAGATCCTGTAGTTGTTGTGTATCCAACAGCTAGTAAGTTAGATCTTGATGTAGCTACGTTAGCTACGTCAGATAAGTTATTAGCGACAGCTAAGTATGATGCACCAGATACATAAGCAGCTACCCATGCTGATCCAGTATATAATCGCATTTCTGGAACAACTGTATTGTAATATAAAGATCCAGCAAGTAGCGCATTGCCATCATTGTCTAGTGTTGGGTTAGATGACTTAGCACCAAGATATCTATCATCAAATGAATCGTATGCAGCTAGTGTAGCATCACGTGCTGACTCTGCTGCTGTCTGTGCTGATGATGCAGCGTTGGCACTATTAGAAGCATTGTTAGCTGAATTGGATGCACCGCTTGCAGATAATGCAGCAGCATTAGCTGAGTTACTTGAATTGTTTGCAAAGTTACTTGAATTGCTTGACGCATTACTTGAATTATTAGCTGCTGTGTTTGCAGTCGTTGATGAAGCTGCCGCAGCATTAGCACTATTGGATGCATTGTTCGCATGATTACTTGCGTTACTTGCAAATCCACTAGAACTAGTTGCACTATTACTTGCGTTATTCGCAAAATTAGATGCATTGTTTGCATGATTGCTAGAAGCATTAGCACTATTAGACGCATTATTTGCAAAGTTAGATGAGTTATTAGCGCTATTAGATGCTGCACTTGCATTAGCTGCTACGTTAGCTTGAGCATTAGAAGCAGCGTTAGCTGAGTTAGATGCGTTGTTAGCAAAGTTAGATGCGTTGTTAGAGCTATTACTTGCAGCATTGGCTGAGTTACTTGCGTTATTAGCGAAGTTGCTAGAGTTGTTTGCTGAATTAGATGAGTTAGATGCAGCATTAGTAGAAGCTGATGCGTCTACAATAAGGCCCCATTTAGCTGAGTCTGTATTCGTTGTTATTGGTTGGCTACCACTTGATGTATGTGCTGTTAAGCAAATATAGATATTATTGGTAGTTGTATCTTTAACGAGATCTCGTTTGTTATAAGATGTAGCAGCTGCCCAGTTACCACGATAGTCACCAATTTGCTCACCCACAACAGGATTGCCATCTGCATCGAATGCAAGCGTCTTATTAGCACGCACAGTATTCAATGGCAATGTCATGTTAATAGTCGTAGGATCTGTTACAGGAGCTTTTAATGAACGCTCTGCTGTTTCAGCTACTTGTTGAACAAAGATTACTTCTGAATCTAATTCTGTATTAAGTGTATTGGCAAAGAAGTCACCACCCGTTACGAAGTCTGTTGAACGCTCAATAGATCTAGCACCTACGATAGTGATACGATCAGCACCAGTAGCAGCTACTACTAATGTAACTGATCCTTGACCAGTAGTTCCGCTAATGGTTACAGTGTAGTCTGTTGTTAATGTAAGAAGTGTGCTATTCTTGTATACTGCGATATCTGTATTTACAATTACAGGGAACGCAAAAGAGTAAGGTCCTACACCAGCAGAGCCAGTATAGACCACACGTCTTGCCACATTGGTTATTGCATAATCAGCCATGATTTTTCCTTTGCCTTATTTTACTATGGATTTGTAGAAAAGCGTACAAATTTTCTATTCTTATTTATAGCTTTTGTCAAGTCCTGATATTTAGCTAATATTTCATTGTTATCTTGATCTGTGTACTTGCCACTATATTGAGCATCATAATCTTGATCGTCTGGTAAATCAGGGTTATATTTCTGTAAATCACCGATCATCATACGTTTTGCTTCTTTTCTATACATAGTAACAATACGATCAATCTCTTTACGTTTATCACCTGGTGGCATAGGTGTTTCTCCACGAGCTTCTCTATCCCTATCGATATCTTTTATAATCAATGGAATAGCCTTCTCCATGTTTACTGTACCTAATTCTGTACCATCAGAACTGTATTGAGTAATCTTAACCTTTTGACCATATAGTTTCTTATAGTCATTATATTGTTCTGCATTTAATGAAACGCCATCCCATATTCTTGATGGCATATTGATACCATGTTTGTTATCAAACAGCACTTCATCCATTTCAGATTTGTTTGTAGCTGTAGCTGATCCGAATGGAATAGCATTGACCCATAGATCTAATACTGTATTCTTAGTGAACTTCTCACGACCAGCATTATCTAAGTCTTTAGTAAGGTCCCCACGTAATACAGGGATTCTTCCTAATAGTTCGTTCTTAGCTTGTTGGTATACTTTCTCAGCTCTTGCACTAATACCACGACCTATGATAATCTCATCAGCCATCTTAGTCGTAGCTGGTCTATCAATCAATCTTGCTACGTGCGCTGATGCTGTAGATGTAGCCAAGCCAACACCTGGAGTACCCATAACTACAGACTTAGCTGCTTGCCTTGACATAGCCTCAAAGACATTAAGCAGCTTCTCGCCACCATCTTCAAACTTACCACGACCCATAGCAATAAGATCACCTACAAACTGCATCGTATTTAAACTTGCTAAATATTCAGCA